ATTTATCTGGATATGTTCCAGTTGCTATTGGTACTGTTGTTGTAGTAGAAAGTGCTAGTGCTTAATAATCCGAATAAATAAGGATTAGCAGATTTGGATTCTGTGGGGCTATTCAAAAAAAGTTTAGCCCCAAACATCCTAAAAATTTAAACTAAGGAAATAGAAATGGCAGATTATAACTCATCAAACACAGATGTAAAAGTATTTATTCACGATCCAAAACCTGGAACTAAGACGCAAAGTTCTGGTGAGATAGCTAAAGATGTATATGATTATATAGTTGGATTAGATTCAACTAATAATAAAGTTATATCTATATCACATTGCGCACTAAAGGGTGATAAGATTATGACTATGGTTGTCTCTGGTGCGTAAACCTAAATGTCAACATTGTGACGAGCCTAACCCAGAACATTGGTTCTATTGTAGAAGTTGTGGTAAAAGAGCTGCTGAGCGAAAATTTACAACAAATTCATGGATGCGATCTGAATCTGGAAAGAGGACTGATATAGAATTTAATAGCATTTCTATCGATGAAAGTGCAGAACGATTAAACAAGGTAGATAATCGTTGGAAAGGATTTTAATATGCCACAAGGTAAAGGAACGTATAGAAAACCAGGTAGACCTAAGAAAAAAGGTAAGAGAAAAAAAGCTCCAAAAAAGTCTAGGAGATATTAATGGCTGGTACATTAAAAGTTAAGATTGAAGAAAATATTATACTTGACAATCAAGACTATAGCTCTAAAAGAGTATTAGAAGTTGGAAGCATTGCATCTATAGTAAAAAGAATTGTTAATATAGGTACTAATGAAATTGGATTGCTTGGATTTGGAACAGCTTATAATACTGAATTATCTAAATCTTATTTAGCTGGTCAATTTGATGAAGACAATGTTAGATATATAAGAATTACAAATTTAGATAGTACTAATCATATTGCATTAGTTTTGAAGAATGAAAATAATGATGAATTTGGGGTAAAAGTTGACAAAGGATGTTCTTTTTTATATTGCGCTGATTTAGCGGGTGGCGTTGTAGATACCATGGATTCCGCAGATGCCGCTGGAATAACTCCTAATTCATTTGGCGATTTGGTTGATATCACTTGTGCCGCTGACACAGCTGCTTGCGATGTTGAAGTCTTTGTGGCAAGTACCTAATGGCTACTTTCGAAGCACAAGTAGAGGGTCTTACTAGTCTATCTATTGATGGCAGTAGTGCACCTACTCAAACAGAACTTACACAATTTCTTACTGACGGAGCTAAAGAAGTTATAAACTCACTTCCTCCAGGATTACTTCCTCTTTGCGCAGCTCAAGCAACATTTACTTCTACTGCCGCTGGAAGCGAATCTGAAACATTAAACACTGGTAATATTCTTAATGTTCTTAGAAATGATGGAGATATAGATCAGCCGTGCAGGCAAATTAGTGCTGATGATAAAGGAAGAGTATCAGATCCTAAAGATATGTCTTATGCGAAAATATCTGATCCTGTTTATTATGTTGAAAACAATAAGATAAACGTTTTACCAGATGGAGGTTCTTGTAAGTATTCAGAAGTCCAATACCCAGCTGTTGCCTATGGGGATTCTGCTATCGCTGTTTTTCCAGACGAAGCTGAATATTTAGTTCCATTATATGCATCTGTCAAGGCATTGCAAAATAAGATGGGAAGTATGTCAGCTGAAATACCTGTAAATTCTGATCAAGATGGAAGCTTCAGTAGTTCTAGCTCAAGTTCCCAGGGATATGAGAAGGTAAGAAATTTATTAGAATCCCAGGAAGATATAGAACTTTCAAGCGGAACTATAGCTGCCTTGAGTAGCGAGATGCAACAGTTTGTAGCAGAATATCAATGGTATCAATCGCAACAAGCAAAATTAGAAGCTGATTATGAAAAAGGCTTACAAAGATTAAGAGGTTAATATGGCTGTTCATGGATTAACTGTAAAAGAAATTATTTCAAGGGTAAGGCAAGTATTTCCTAATGTAGCTGAAAACTATGTTATTAGTTTGATAAATGATGGTATAGTTGAAATGGGAAAATATAATTCTAAAGTAGTTACAGCTAAAATAACAACTGTTGCTGACCAGATGTATTACGATTTAAGTGATGTTGCGGAAGATTCATCAGGTAATAAACTTGAAGTAAATAAAGTAACGCAAGTATTCTTAATGGATGATGATGGTGATTATATAAAAATACCAAGATTATTAAATACAGATTTATTATTAGCAGACGCAAGTAGTGAATCTAAACTAAACGTACCGGACTCGAAATAATGGCAAGTAATATTAAATATCCAGAAGATCAATCATTATGGTTTTTAGAGGGTGATAATTTAGCTCTAATAACAAACGTAGATAGTTCTGGAAATGCAAACACGACAGATAGAAAAAATTGGAAGGCTATACAAGAAGCCGTTACTGATGGCATTATGGTTAAGTATAATGCAGAACCTAATTCAGTATCAAATCTTTCAGATGAACCCGACATAGACAATACATGTCATTCTGCTTTAGTTGATTATGTAAAGTCTAGATTATATCTAGATAGAGCTGGGGGTACAGAAGACCCTAATGCTGCTGGAGCATCTCTTAGCTTATCACAATTACATAGTGGTAAATGGAATGATATGGTAAAGAGAATGGGTATGAAAAAACGAGATAAAACTGGAGGAACAAGATCGGTTGTTCCACATGATTTAACATAACATATTAAAATAAAAAGGAGTAAATATGAAAGTTAAACTAATACAAGTTGTGAACAGTTCGGAAGCGTTTGGTAAAATAGCGCAGCAACCAATGAAAGCCGCGGTTAGCTTTAAAGTTGCAAAGAATATTAAGAAGCTTAGTGATGAGTTATCTGTCTTTGAGCAGTCAAGGGGAGATTTAATTCGCAAGTTTGGTAAAGAAGATAAAGAAGGAAATGTAGCCATTGAGCCAAATACAAAGGAAATGGCAGAATTTCAAAAAGAATTAAGTGATCTACTCAATGTTGAAGTAGATTTAAATGGGTTTAAGAAAATAAAACTAAGCCAGTTATCTAAATGCGAACTTTCGCCACAAGAAATGGCAAGTTTGGAGTTTGCGATACAGGAGTAAAATATGGCAAATATAAATAAGTTTAAAGCAAATGAAGCTGTGAACATAGAAGCTGCTGCTGAGTGGAATGTACAGTCAAGACTAGATATATCAAGTCAAGATGAGGTAACATCTAATGTTACAGGTGTGCATCAGATTGGAGTATATAGTGATTCTGATGTAAAATTTAGATTTGATAATTCTAGTTCAGATACAATCAGTGCGAATAACGATCTAGTCTTACCAGCTCAGACGCTTACATTTGTTAAGGTACCGCAAGGTGTTGGAGGAACTATGTATGTTCACTTTAAGCAAGTGTCATCAGCTTCTTCTAAATATCTTTGCTTAGTACATATGTAAGGAGAATTTATGGGTTACGGACAGGTAATAAGTAAAAACTTTAGTGCTGGTGGAACCATGGGTGGCGACCTAACGCTTGATGGTGATTTAATCGTCAATGGAGATGGTTCTGGCAATTATGATGAGATAGTTAATGGCAATTTAACTGTATCTTCAACTAATAAGTTGGTACTTGGAGGAGATGGTAGTGATAGCTACATTTTTGAATCAGCAGCTGATGCATTAGATTTGTATGCAGGTGGTGCACAAATGCTTCAATTATTAGAAGGATCTTCTGATTACGTATGG